GAGCATTTAGTTGGTAAAGCCGCCAATATGTTGCGCCAATTTGGGCTTGCAGAAAGCATTGTTAAACAGCAAGCACTTGATATAGAAGAATGGAAACGTAAGTACAAAGATATGCACAACTTGGCAACACAGGCAATGAGCAAAGTACATCAATTAGAAAAAGAGGCAAGCGAGAAATGATTGAACTATTTAATTACAAAGACGGCGAGCTATATTGGAAAAAAAATGGCAAACAAGCCGGTACTGTAACAGCCCGCGGTAAAAAACAGATTAGTATCGGAGGCAAATTGTATCTTGCGCACCGTATCATTTTCTTAATGCACCACGGGTATTTGCCAACTGAAATCGACCATATTGATAACAATCAGCTAAACAACCGTATTGAAAATTTGCGTGAAGCAAATCGCTACACAAACAATATGAATGTTAGGCGAGGTAAACACAATACTTCTGGTGTTAAAAATGTATTATGGAGTAGCCGTGATAATAAATGGCGTGTAAGAATGAGCGTTAGTGGTAAACAAAAATCATTTGGTTCATACTATGACATCAATGTAGCTAAGTTTGTGGCAGACACAATGCGTCATAAGTATCATGGCGAATTTGCAAATAACGGATAAGGAGAATTGACATTGACGACATTCACCACACAAGACCGGCAAGACGCGCAACGTACTTGGTTAGACGAGGGCAGCAATATTAGTATGATTGGTGGCATTCATCCAAAACTATTAAAAGCATATTTAGATAACTTGGAACAAAGAATATCTGAATTAGAAAATCGTTCGCCCGCGCCATCGAACGCGCCCACGGAATAGGAGAATAGGATGACTGAACTATTCATCGCCTTCCTAGCAGGCGCACTGGCAGGCTACTGGGCCAAACCCAAAGACCCTGAGCTACAGCAGCAGATTGATTTATACAACCGAAACTATGAAAAATATGAAAAAGAAATTAGGTACTACAAGGAGCTATGTCAGTGGCACGTACAACAAAAGGAAAAGAGATGACTAAAAAAGTTAAAGTAATTGAGCCAGCAATTAAAGAGAAGTCCGGCAAGGTAGTCAAGGGCACACCATCACAGAGCCACGACGACATCATCAAAAAGGCCGGCAAGGGCGCCAAGGGAGCCAAGCATGACTTTGTACTATCCACAGGTGAAGTTGTCGGTCGCACAAAGGCCGCTAAGGTGGCCAAGTCGGCCGGTGAGGTAAAGGACCCAGGCAAAAAACTACACTCACATGAACTACGTAAAGGACTAAAGAAATGACAAAGCCCTATTTATCAGATACAAACGACATCCAGTTCACAATGACCTACGTCAGTGAGAATGATGACGGCTCCGCAAATTACAACCTTGACCTCAATGAATTCACAACCAGTAAGCTCGTTGAGATTGGTGTTATTGCACTCCTAAAGCAACACATTGAGCAGGAAAAAACACCAAAAGATTCCTACACAAAACGCATGCTAAATATATTAAGGGGAAATAGATGACTAAAAAACTTCCGGTGGTATTTGTGGAGGGTTGGGCCGATGAGTTGGACCTAGGTGAGGAGGAGTACATGGAGCTCGTGCGTGGCATTACGCAGCTTGTTGAGACAGGTGAAATCTTTGAGGAGTCTGTCTCAGTCGATGACCTTGATGACGAGGAGCGAGAAGAGATCCTGGCCCAACTAAACAAGCCAAAGAACACGAGACACTAATGGCCATCAAAAATAAAAAGTATAACTACTACAAGCTCAACGTCGGATTCTTTCCAGACATCGTTAAGCTATGCTTTGACAATACTGTCTTTCAACAGATACTAAAGGATCACGATGTTACCCTTAAAGCTAACGCGCTGGATTGTGGAATTGCTGAGACGCACCTCATTGGCGACGGAAAAGATGCTATCATTATTTTGGTTTTTGATATGTCTCTTGTTAACGATAACCTTGGCGAGCTGGTTGATACGATTGCTCACGAAGTTAGTCACGCTGTGGATCATCTGGCCGAGCATATAGGTGAAGAGGATAACTTTGTCAATGAGACCCGGGCCTACCTATCCGGTCACTTAGCCGGCCAGATCTTTAAGATCTGTTTACATGAGAAAGAAAAACATGCTAGAAAAGCAAGTGGAAAGCTACTTAAACAAAAAAGTAAAAGAGTCAAAGGGCCTGAGCTTCAAGTGGATCAGCTCAGTGTCGGGGGTACCGGACAGGGTAGTGTTCCTCTCGGGCAAAATTCACTTAGTAGAACTAAAGACTTTGACTGGCAAGATATCACCAAGGCAGACGATAGTTTTTTCCCAGATGAAAGAACAGGGTTTTGAGGTACAAATCCTAAGAAGCAAGGAGCAAATTGATGATTTCATCAACAAAGCTACAACACCTTAAGGCATACCTAGGCAACGCAAGGGCCAGGTCCATTAGGGACAATGTCCCATTTAACCTCACACTTAAGGACCTAGTAGACATTGCAACCGATGAGTGCCCCATATTTAATACACCATTTGTATGGGGTGCGTCGGGGCTGGGTAAGGGAAAGACCCGCCTCGATACCCCCCAGCTAGATAAGATACACCCCGAGATTGGGTACGTCGTTGGCAACATCGCGTTTATCAGCAGCAAGGCAAACAAGATGAAGGACAATGGGACAATGCAGGACCACTACGACATTGCAGACTGGATATGGAATCAAACACATGCTAAAAAGAACACAGCTACACCAGTACCAACAAGACCTAATCAACAAGGCGATATCCGTACGAAACATGGGACTTTTACTTTGCCCAGGTTTGGGGAAAACAACAACCGCCCTGACGATCATAGCGGAACAATTCGTGGGGAAGACACTAATCATAGCACCCAAGCGAGTAGCAGAGACGGTATGGGATGCCGAGGTGAAAAAATGGGACCATCTAAAGCACCTCAAAGTCAGCAAGATAATGGGAGGCCCAAGCCAAAGACTAGCAGCATTAAATTTGGAGGCAGATATTTATTTAGTTAACCTTGAAAACGTAGCGTGGCTCTGTGGCCTTTCAGACAAGTTAGTGTTTACTAACTTAGTAATAGATGAATCGTCCAGATTTAAGGACCCAAGCACCAAACGATTCAAGGCGCTTAAGAAGCATTTAAAGGGCTTCTCACGGCGTTTAATCCTCACTGGTACACCTACCCCTCAGGGCATGCAAGATCTCTGGTCCCAGGTGGGTATATTGGACTTAGGAGAGCGTTTGGAGACTAGCCTTACCCGCTTTAGGGACAAATACATGACGCCGGATCAAATGAACCGGCACACCCGGGTGGTGTACTCATGGAAGTTTAAGGCCGGATGTGATAAGATTGTACAGGACAAAATATCAGACATCTGTTTCTCACTTAAGGCAGAGGACTACCTGCAACTACCCGAATGTACCTATGTATACCACAGTATATCTTTTGACCCACAGGTAAGGAAACAATACGATGAGCTTAGAAAAGAGATGGTTGTCGACATCAAAAAAGAAAAAATCACAGCCCCAACAGCGGCGGCACTCGCGAACAAGCTCCTTCAATTTACATCAGGCGCGGTCTATGACGAGCAGGGGGACACGCATGAAGTCCACCGCTCTAAGCTGGAATATCTTGAGTCGATCATGGAGGAGAGCTCCTCTCCTACGCTGGTGTTCTACCACTTCAAACATTCCCTCCAAAGACTACGGCTTCAGTTTCCACAGGGTGTGGTATTGGATGACGACAACATTGAGGCGTGGCGTAGAGGAGAGATCCGCATGCTATTTGCACACCCACAATCTGGAGGCATCGGGCTCAATCTTCAGTGCAACGTTGGTGATACAGCGCAGACAGTCTGGTTTGATCTCCCATGGAGCTCAGAGAACTATATACAGGCAAATGCAAGGATATACAGACAAGGACAGACCAAGCCCGTTATTATACACCACCTAACAATGTCTAATAGTATCGACGAGCAGGTGGTCAAGGTACTGGACGGAAAAATAAATTTGCAACAGGCCCTTCTAGACACCCTGAATTTTGCATTAATATAGTATGAAAACAAAAACCAAGCACAAGATCAACGCTATTGCCCCCAGGCTTTCGGATGAGGACATTGACCCCCTTGAAAAAGAGGATAGCGTTGAGCCCAACCCACCGATACTTGAGGGGTGGCTGCCTTGGAACCCGGAAGATGTAAGTGATATCCGAAGAATGATATCAGATGTTTTGCCAACAAAACAACAATTTGTATTAGAGGCGTTTTTAGATGGATTAAATTATGCTGACGTTGGGGTAACAGAAAAGTATTGGAGGTATCATTTCTTTAAGGGTGTTGAGTTCATTAAAAAGGAATTAAAGCTATGACTCATTTCATTGTGGAGCACAATTACAGAGGCAGTTATGTTATGGAGACAATTTGCGGTGTGGAAGATATCGACACTAGCATGTATAAAGATTTATTGGGGGTCTGGGTATGTGATAGCCAGGAAGAGCTACAGATCATGGAAAAACAACTTAAGGAGATGAGAGATGCACGATCCGGTCAACCATCCTAAGCACTATACAGAGCACCCAAGTGGCGTTGAGTGTATTCAAATCACAGAGCACATGGAGTTTAACCTTGGTAATGCACTAAAGTATATCTGGCGATGTGATCTAAAGAAGGACGCGGTAGAAGACCTACGCAAGGCGCAGTGGTACATTGGCCGGGAGATTGCAAAACGAATTAAAGTAAACAAACAAGAAGAGGAGTGTGGGAAATGAAATTAGAATTAGATAATGATTTTGCAGACGAGATTACAAGATCCAATCTAGCAGAAAGCTATGTTAGTATTTCAAGCATGATGAAAAATGGTGATGCTTGGCATGAGGATGACATTGCTTCATGGGAAGTACTACTCCCAGCAATTAAAATAGTCGGTGGTTGGTATAGCGTTAACTTTGACGCAGATATTAAAAAAGCTAAGAAGAGGATGAAATGAACCCCAAAGTAGACCTAGAATCTGCCATTATGCTGGCGTGGCAGACCAGTGAGGATATCAATTTATTGTTCAAACATTACGGCGATCACCCTGTACCAATGAGCGAAGATGATGTACTAAACGCATTACTTGGCATTAAGACCCTCCACGACATGCGCTGCGAGTCCTTAATGGATATGTATTGTCAGAAGATGGAGCTTAACCAGTACTGCACAGACCCGAAGCAGTTAGAAGCAAGATATGAAATGTTTGGAATTAAACAACCTAAGAAAGGAAGTAAAAAATGACTGATACAGTCGACGTAGCAGCAACAGAAGTAGACCCATTAGAGAGCAAAATTTTAACATTGAAGTTTAGTGTTAAAGATATTAACGCCATCTTGAATTTGTTAGGCACCTTGCCGTTTGTTCAATCTGTTGGTTTGATCAATGCCATACAGGCACAGTGCGCACCACAGGTAAATGAGGAGGCCCCAAGTGAACCTCAAGCAGCTGCTTAAACACGCAGGAATTAGCAACAATATCATCAAGGAAGTAGAGCGAAAAGCTGAGCGAACCAACGCCCAAAAGGAGCAGGAGCACCAGGAAAAAGCGCTGGCAATGACCAAGATGATGCTAAATGACGCGTTAAGGTACCGCAGGGAGCATGGCGATAAAACGCCACCCTCGGCGCCTAAAAAGACTATCATTCTACCCGGTGATTTTTAGGGCGGAATGGTGCGGTTTTTTGCATTAATATAGATAGGACTAGCTGTGAAGCTCTCCGAGCTGTAAAGAAAGCTAATGGCCCCCTGGAGCCATCATAGAATCCAGGCACCCCACAATAATTAGAAAAATTATGACCACAAAAAAACCATCACCAAATAAAAAAATGTTCACTGAGGAAATGGCTAAGACCGTTTTGGAACTCGGTAAGCAGGGCGCATCCCAAAAAACCATGTACGCCGCAATTAATATCAGTAAGGCCACCGCAGCTAAGTGGAAAAAAGAGGATCCGGAGTTTGCTGAGGTACTAGACCTAGCAACTACCTACGGGCAGGCGTTTTGGGAGATGATGCTACTAGCTAACATTGACAATAAAGCCTTTAATTCTAGAGTTGCTGAAGTGGCCTTAAAAGGACAATACCCAGACGACTACTCACAACGTATGGATATCAAGCAGGATATTAAAAAAGAAGTTGTGGTAGATTTTAACGGTGAAATAGCTGCTTTAATTAAGGCATTAAAAGAATAAATTCCGCCCTACCTAAAAAATAAATAAAAAGGCACCTCAAAAGGGTGCCTTTTTTGCATTAATATATGTACGACTAATCAGACACGAAAGACTAAATTGACAGCACATGCGCTTTTATCCGCTTCAGGCTCCAAAAGGTGGCTATCCTGCACCCCCTCGGCCAGACTTGAGGCCACACTACCAGAACAGAAACGAAATACCAAGGGGATTGATTTCTCTGCGGAAGGTACACTGGCACACTCACTTGGCGAAATACGCCTACGACTTCAATTTAATCAAATAGGACACGACGAATATGACCGCGAATACGAAATCATCAAGACGCACCCCATCTACAAAAACTACTCATCCGCTGAACGAGACGATTTCGAGGCTCACGTCGACAATTACGTTCTTTACGTACGTAGCCAAATTGGTGAGGGAGATACCCCCCTATTTGAACAGCGTGTGGACTTCAGTGACTGGGTACCTGATGGTTTTGGTACAGCCGACGTGGTTATACTTTCTAAGCACACCATTCGCGTCATCGACCTCAAGTTCGGAAAAGGCATTCCAGTACATGCGCAAGACAACCCGCAGCTACGACTTTACGCACTTGGAGCCTACGCCAAGTTCAAAGAAGAGTTCCCAGAAATCCAAGAAGTCAGTTACACGATACATCAACCCCGACTTGACAGTATCAGTACCGATGGTACCAGCATCCATAAACTTATCGACTGGGCCAACTACTTCGTCAAAAGCAAAGCCAAGAAAGCGTGGAGCGGTGCGGGCGAGTTCCTCCCAGGTGAGTGGTGCCAGTTCTGTCGCGCAAAAGCCCAGTGCCGCGCCCGCAGTGACTTCAACATCGAGCTCGCCAAGCAAGAGTTCAAAGACCCGCCGCTCCTCAGTGAAGACGAAGTCAGTGAAGTCCTCGCCAAAGCCCAAGGCCTAAAGACTTGGTGCAATGATGTAGAGACATACGCACTAAGCCGTGCTATTGATCAGAACATTGTTCCACCGGGATACAAACTCTCTACTACAAAAACCCATCGTAAGATCTCTGACAGCGCCCTAGCGGCCGTTGTATTGGTAGAGAGGGGTATGGACCCACAAACGATTTGGGAGCCCCAGAAGCTCAAATCAATAGCTACACTGGAGAAGCTGGGACCTAAGGGACAGGTAGCTGCTTGGTTAGGTGAGTTGATTTTACGACCAGATGGTGAACCAAAGCTGATAAGAGTCAAGGAAGATGCTAAGGAAGATTTTCAATGAGTTCATGGTTGATAGCAATAATTGGCGTGGTATACTTTATTATAGGTTGTGACTTATTTTTAAAAGGTCAAATAGGATTAGCCATTAGTTTTTATGGGTATTCCCTTGGAAATGTTGGCCTTTTTATCGTCACAAAAAACATATGAAAAGAATAAACCCTCAAACTGGAGTTCCATTTAAAGCGCTAGTTAGCGCAATAGAATTAAAAATCTAGGAGCTTGTATGCAGGTTATTTGTTATGACACGGAGTTTGATGTTCCGGACCTGCTAATCGACCAGTTTATGAAGGACTTTGATGGTCTCCCTGGAGGCAAACACCGAGAGGGTGTCATGCAGATCAGGGGATCCATTGAAGAAATTTTAGACATTGTAGCAGATGACCCTGAGTTGCTGTACGAGCCTGAGTACCAGACCGACTTCATTAG